ACCTATGGCAAAGACCCGGCAAATTTAGATATTTATAAAACATTTAATAGCAAAGAAGAAGCTATGAAATATGCCGGAATGCTTGCAAAAAAACACAAAAAAGAATTGGAAATGCAAGATTCTGATGTAAAAACCAGTACTAATATATTTGATAAACCACGTGATACAAGTTATGTATCAGATGTTATTAAAAATATAGCAGATTTAACGGATAGAAATGATCACAATGGTGCGGCTTTAGCATTAGCAAAATTAACAGGAGATAAATCTTATATTGAACAAATAGAAAAAATTCAAAGATATCACGACTCAAAAGGTAGTATGTCACAATCATTAATAAAGCATAGAACAGCAATTGTTAATAATCTTTTAAATCAGGCTAGAAACCAATATGGTGAAAAAATTGCAAAACAATTAGACAACGCATTTTAATAAAGTAATAAATGTCAATAAATTTTCAAGAAATCCTTAAAGAACTAGAATATCGTGTAGCAAATGGTATTATTGATTTGACAAAAGATGAACAAGTTACAACATTAGCAGAAATACTTTCGGAAAATGGTATTTCTAATCCCAATCAAATGGCTCAAAAAGCTAGAGTATATTTTAGTTATTTAAATGAAGCCAGTATTATAGAAAAAGATAAAAATCCGGCTAAAGCTAAAAAACCACAGACAGGTGCACCGTCTAAAGCAAATTCATTAGCAAAAGATGCTGAATCAAAAGGTGTTATGCACTTAGGTAAAGGGTATTATGGTAAATCTAAAGGTGCACCAGCAACTTATAAAAAAGATGATAGTGGTGCAAGATTGGTTAAAATTAAACCAGGAGAAGGACCACAATATAAGGGAACTCAACCAACTCAACAAAAAGGTAAAGTAGCACAACCAACAGCGGGTAGTAAAAAAGCAACACCAGCTGGAAAACCAGAAGCACCAAAACCAAATATTAAACCATCGGGATTTGTTAGTGGTGCAGAAAAAAGAATAGCAGCAGATAAAGCAAAAGATAAATTTGCAAAAGATGGAAAACCAAGAGTAATTTCTGGTAAAGATAAAACATTGCAAAAAGTAGATTCTGTTAATTCAAAAGAATTTAATAGAAAACACAAAATTGGTGATAAAGAATTCTATGCTAAAAATAAGAAAAGTCAGATTGGTCCTCCACCACCATTGTTTAAGTTTTCCAAAGAAATTCTAAAAAATGCAAAAATACCAAAAAGACATTTGGTAGAATTGGAGAGAATGATGAACTCTAAATTGGATAATGATACTAAAAAGTGGTCACATTTTTCTGATATTGAAGGTGGAGCAGGTAAAATCCCAGCACAAGCCGGTGAATTGATGACATTGATTTCTACAACATTAGATGATAAAAATGCAGCAATATTCTTTAATTCATTAAGAAAGCATGAAGAAATGCAAGTTCAAAAAAATCCAAAACTTGCAAAAGAAAGTATTAGAATTGTTCAAAAGAGTTGGATGTTAGCAGCTGCTAATAATAGAAAGGCAATTAGAGCTAGATTAGCTAAAGAATATCCAGGTGCCGTAATTGAAGCAGGTGCATGGGATACCGAAAGTGAAGTATCTGCATTAGGATTAAAAGATTACAAAAAGAATAAAGGATTTTCATCGGATGCTTATTTTAAGATTAAAACTAAAGATGGTCAAAATATTTTAGATGAAGTTTCATTAAAAAAAGATAAGAATGTAAATTTATTAAATTCAGGAACAGGTGAATTCTTAAAATGGGACCCAAATATTCCAGATGAAATAAATCCAAGAGTATATGCACAAACCGAAAAGAAAGCATTGATGGGTTTTGCAAAAAAGAATATTCAAAAATTGGTTAATATATCTAAAAAAGATAAACCATTACAAAGTTTAATTAAAGAAAAAGGTTTGGATGTTAAACAGGCTTATCAATTAATGTTAGCTGGTAAAGGTTCGAATAGAGAAAATAATGGTATAATCTATGGTGCAATCAAAGCATTAAAAAATGCTGGTAATGCAGACGCAGCCAAATATGTAGCAGCGGTTGATAAAACACATAAAAAATATATAGAAAATTCAGTTAATGCATTATCTACTAATAAAAAATTAAGGCAAGGAATGCTTAATTCTATTAGAGAAGAGTTTCCATTAAAAGCAGTTGGTGAAGGTGAAGAAAGTATGGCAATTGGTGATATGTCTTTGGATAGAGCAGTATTAACTAATATATTTGGAACAAATGATTTTGAACAAATTAAGGACGGATTGGTAGCGGTAACAAATTCAACTCCACCTTATATAGCATATAAAGCAAAATCATCAAAAGTTACAATTCCAATTGCATCAATCGGAATCAGAGAAGATGGTGTTGGATACGGCGGTCAAATTAAGTTTGAAATGAAACTTGATGATAGATTTGCAAAAGTATTAAAATTAGCAAACGAAAAAGTATACGGAAAATAATGAACACACAATTACTTTGCCTTTTTACGACAAAGCAGGAAATAAATCAAGCTCAAGAATTTATATTAAAGAATTATACTTTAACAAATCCTAATGTTTTTATGTTAGAAAACAAATCTAAACCTGAAGAAGCATTTATTACATTTAATATTGAGAAAGGTTCTGCTCCAATAGATTCACAATGGAAAACAATCTTAGTACATAGAAAGAAACAATCAAATACAATTTATACTATAAATGCTTTAAACGAAGTAGTTAAGTCAAAAACAGGTGGTGTATTAGATAATTCTTATATGATTGATTGGGAAGAATTTAGAAATTGTATACTTACAACTTCAAATCAGGGATATAAAAAAATACCTACTAAAGTTTTCAAAAGTTTTAATACAGAAAATTTGGAGTATTAAAATAATTTTCTTATATTAGTTTTATGAAAGCTAAAAAAGATAAATTTACTCCAATTGAAATAGATGTAAACGACCCAAAGGATGTGTTTGAATCTCATAGAGAGGAAATAGCAAAGGCCATAGTGCAGGCAATAAATGCAAACTTTAATACAAGAAAAAAGACGGTTGATTTTGCAAGAATAATTATCAAACAATTGTTGGTAATTACACTTTCAATTGATAGGAGAGAATTTCAAGACCTTTTAGAAGAACAATTAAATACTCTCATTGAATATGAAGATTACGAAACTTGTGCATTAGTGGTAAAAATAAAAGAAAAATATAAACAAAAAATATAGTTATGGCAGAACATCATGTACCTTTAACAATTAATGAAGATGGATTAGTAACATCCGTAGGAAACACTAAACAACAAAATTCAGAATATGATACTTGTGTAGTTTGTGGTAAAACAAGTCCATACAAAGTTCAGACACATATTGATTATAGAATTGGATATGTAGAAGGGGCAGGACAGGGTTGTTTTCAACCAAAACAATGTCTTCAATCTAATCAATCTGATAGGGAATTATTGGCAATACCAAAATATCTAATAGAAAAATATCCTAATGATATGGAATTGGGTGGAGTTATTAGAGAATTTTATTGGAATAGTAAAAAATAAGTTATGAAGAAAAAAGACGAAATATTTTTAGGTGGTGGAACAAACTTAAATATTCAAACATCTAAAAATGTAGAATTAATGGAAACTTTAGTTCTTATTAATGGTGAAAAAGAACCAATTGAATTGGATGTAAAAATAATTGCAGACTTTGATACTATTCCTGAAAAATATCACGAAGTATTTTTAAACATTATGAGTGCGAAATATTATAGTAAAGTATCATTTGGAGATAATCCCTTTAGTCAATGTCTTCCACCTAAAAAGAAAAAGTGGTGGCAATTTTGGAAATAAATAAAAATTAAGTTATATGAAAGAAGAAGTATCAATCGTAAAAATATTACAAGAAGATGCCGTATCTTATTGTGAAAGAGTATATCCGGAAATGATGAATGAGTTTAAGAAAATCCAATCAGAAATGTATCAAACATTTTGTAAAAAACAAAGAAATTACGGACCAGGCAATATATCAGTTGGCACGGCATTAAAAACAAAAGAAGATATAAAATTATCTCTTACAGGTCTTTGGTTTAGAATCAATGATAAAATACAAAGATTGAAACAATTGGTAGTTTTAGGACAGCCAGATGAAGTAGAAGAACCTATACAAGATACCTATCAAGACCTATCGGTCTATGGGATTATTGCTCAATTAGTACAGAGGGGTAAGTGGGCAAAATAGATTTGGTAATTCAGGAAATTTTCCTTATATTTACATAGTAAAAGTTCAAAAGGTTATACTTATTTATATAGGATATATAGCTATAAACCTTAAACTTAAAACAAATTTTTAAACCTTAAAACAAAGAAAAAATGGACATTAAATTGGCCTTGTCGAGATTTAATTCTCTACAAAACAACACAAAGAAGTCTGACTCAATTTGGAAGCCAGCAAACGGAAAATCTCAAATCAGAATCGTTCCGTACAAGTTCAACAAAGATTTACCTTTTATTGAACTTTATTTTCACTACAACATTAACAACAAAACTTATTTGAGTCCAATGTCTTTTGGTAGACCTGACCCTATCGTAGAGTTTGCAGAAAAACTTAAGAGAACAGGTGATACTGATGATTGGAAAGCAGGTAAGAAAATGGAACCAAAGTTAAGAACTTTCGTACCTGTTATCGTAAGAGGTAAAGAAAACGAAGGTGTTAAATTTTGGGGATTTGGTAAGACAGTTTACCAAGACATTTTGGGTTATATTGCTGACCCAGATTACGGAGATATTACAGACCCAATCCAAGGTAGAGATATCGTATTGGATGTAACATCTGCCGAAGAATCTAATGCAGCATATCCAACAACTGCAATCAGAATTAAACCAGCGGTAAGTAAATTGCATGATGACCCAGCAATGGTTCAATCATTGTTAGAAAATCAAAAGAATATTACTGAATTATATTCTGAGTTATCTTACGCTGAATTAAAAGCAGTATTAGAAAACTGGTTGAATCCAGGTTCCGCTGCAGCAGATGATGAAATTGTTGAGGAATTAGAAGCACCAAAACCAAAAACACAACCAATTGCAAAAAAGCAATCTTCTGTTTCAGTTGATATGGGTGGTACTCAAGAATTGAATGATTTACCTTGGGAAAAAGAAGAACCAAAGAAAGCAGATGATGTAGCTTCAGCATTTGATGATTTATTTAACAATTAATAACAGGTTACATTTATGGCCAAAGTACAAGAGGATTTAGCAAGTATACTTGCAGACTCATTAAACAAACAAAATAAGGATGGTAGAATTGCATACTTCCTAACAGATGGTGGTGGTGATGCCCCTACCAATGTAAAAGATTGGTTATCTACGGGTAACGCTCTTTTGGATGTTGCAATCTCTAATAGACCTTATGGTGGTTTGCCGGTTGGCCGTATAGCAGAAATTACGGGCTTAGAGCAGAGTGGAAAATCTTTGCTCTCCGCCCATCTGTTAGCTGAAACGCAAAAGAAAGGTGGAGTAGCCGTATTGATAGATACCGAAACTGCCGTTAATAGGGAGTTTTTGGAAGCAATTGGTGTTGATATTTCTAAATTACTATACGTTTCAGTAGATACGGTTGAAGGTATTTTTGAAGCTTGTGAAACTATTATTGAAAAAATCAGAACTTCCGATAAGAATAGATTGGTGACTATTGTGGTTGACTCAGTAGCAGCAGCATCTACAAAGAAAGAATTGGAAGCAGATTATGATAAGGATGGATACGCAACCGATAAAGCAATCATCATATCCAAAGCAATGAGAAAGATTACGAATATGATTGGTAGACAAAACATTTGTTTGGTGTTTACTAACCAACTTCGTCAGAAAATGAACGCAATGGCTTTCTCAGACCCTTGGACAACATCAGGTGGTAAAGCATTAGCATTCCACGCATCGGTTAGATTGAGATTAAAATCAATGGGACAATTGAAAATTGGTGATAAAATTGTTGGTATTAAAGTAAGAGCACAAGTTGTTAAAAATCGTTTAGGACCACCATTGAGACATGCAGATTTCAGTATCTTCTTTGATAGAGGAATTGATAACTACGGAAGTTGGTTAAGTGTAATGAAAGATAACAAATTAGTAAAACAGGCCGGTGCATGGTATGAATACACCGATACTGATACTGGTGAAGTAATGAAATTTCAATCAAAAGATTTCCCACAAATTTTATCAAATGAAGAACTAAAAGACCAAATTTATCGTAAGATATGTGAGGTTTCAATATTACAGTACAAAACAAATTCCGCTTCAGAGGAAGTTGATGAAACAACGGATGTAGCAAATGAGTCAGATTAATAAGAAGTATTTAGATATACTTAAACAAATAGATGAGGAACATAAAAGTTTTGGTTCTTTACATAGAAACTCCAAAACTTTAGTTATTGATGGTCTTAATACCTTCATTCGTTCCTGGTCAACCGCACCAAATCTTTCAGATAATGGCGACCATATTGGAGGCATAGTCGGTACACTTAAAAGTATCGGCTACGCTATCCGTATGATTAATCCAACAAGAGTTATCTTAACTTTTGATGGTAAAGGTGGTGCAAAAAGCAGAC